GTTGCTGGACAGGTTCCGCACTCTGGTAATGCTGCAACGCGCTATGCGCCTTTCCTTCCGCTTGCTGCGGGGGACAGTGGCATTCGTGATTTGGAAGCCTTCACCTTATCAGGTGGCACGGCATACGCAGGTTCGGGGCAATTGGTCCTGCATCTGGTCAAGCCATTGTTCATTCTGCCGGTCGTGGCATCTGGCATGTATTCGGAGCGGGACTTCCTGAACCAACTGCCATCACTGCCGAGAATTAAAGACGGTGCCTATTTGAAATACATGTTCTTTCAGACTGGCGCGACAACCACGACATCGCCAATCGTGTTTAACTTCAACTATGGCTATGCGTGATGGCTCTCGTTCAGGCGCTTGGGCGGCTGGAATGCGGCTTTAACGGAACTATTCTTTCTGGTGTTGCAACCACTGCAAACGGTGCGTTAGGCACAAGCATGTTGCTTGGTGCTCGGCGTAACCTTTTAACCAGTTTTACGGATTCAACTTTTGCCATTCCAAACGGGCATCTTGCTTCGTCTGCATGGTTCATGCCGCAAAAAGATGGAGGCATGTCGTCCATCAATGAAGCGGTTATTGTTTTCACTGAAACGGGCAATGCGGCTCAAGGCTACAACGCTTCAAGTTCAACGTCTTTCACGTTCACGGCTAATGGCAACGGTGCTGCGGTTGCGGCGGCTGTCGGGTCGTCATCGTTTGTATTTTCGGCAAGTGGATCAGCGGTAGCGCCATTCCAGGCTATCGGGTCTGCGTCATTCACATTCTCGGCAAGCGCTTCCCTTGGTGGGACAGCGCTGATTGTCGGTTCATCTGCCTTTGTATTCACAGGAACACTCACAACTGGCGCAATAGGCCATATGAATGCGCTGCCGATAGATACGGCACTAACTGCCGATAGCATTGCATCAAGCGTATGGGCGGCTCTGGCTTCGGCAAACAATACTGCTGGAACAATGGGCGCGTTCCTGAATGCTGCGGGTGCTGGCGGTGATCCTTGGGCCGTCACACTGGAAGGGTCTTACACTGCTGCTGATTTGATCCGCATCATCTCGGCGTCTGTAGCTGGCAAGGTATCCGGCGCTGCATCCACCACGATAGAAATCAGGGATGTATCGGATAGCAAAAACAGAATTGTTGCCACGGTCGATGCTGACGGCAACAGAACTGCAATCGTATTGGATGGCGCATAATGTTTGCTGGCCGGTATTTTTCAAAAGCCTACTTTGCAGGCCGGTATTTCGCGCCTGCATCGTCAAGCGCAATTGATGGTTCGGGCAACGGTGGCAATTGGATTGTGCAGCGTCGTCGTCGGGGTGGCCGCTAAATGGCAGTCCTTCGCTATGCAGCACAAGAAAAGGCCAACATTGACAAAGCCGCAAAGGAATCGCGGCGCATCAGTGCTGTCAATGCCAAACTGGCACAAAGGAATGCTGTAGCCGCTGCTGCTGCGGGATATGAGCCTGCAATTGCCGCTGGTTCTGCCGGTCAATACTGGACTGGTCTAAAAGGTTGGGCAACGCTGAACAAATCAGCGGTTGGTCTAGGCAATGTCGATAACACTGCCGATTGGGTAACAGTTCCTGCAAGCGCTTCCGCAACCGGAACAGCAGGACAGAAAGCATACGATTCATCATGGCTATATATATGCGTATCCGCGAATACGTGGCGACGTGTGGCTATAGCTGCATGGTAAGACAAGAGGCGGTCTAACCAATGGTTTCCGGTCGATTGACTGATTACACTCAAGACATTGCCGACAAGATATGTGAGCGGCTTGCCAAGGGTGAAACACTTCGGAGCATTTGTCGCTCTGATGAAATGCCAAGTGAGGCGACTGTTCGCAATTGGGCATTGTCAAATCGAGATGGTTTTTTTGCGCAATACTCACAAGCCAGAGAGATTGGCTACCATTCAATGGCTGATGAGGCGCTGGAAATCAGCGATGATGGCACCAACGATTGGGTGATGAATAACGCTGATGAGGATGGGTCTGCGGTCTATCGCCTGAATGGGGAACATGTTCAACGGTCAAGGCTTCGGGTTGATACACGCAAATGGCTTTTGTCCAAGGCGCTGCCCAAGGTTTACGGTGATAAATTGCAGCATACCGGCGCTGACGGTGAAGGTCCGGTGCAGATAGAAGACAAGGGCGCGTATGACATGGCTCGCCGTGTTGCGCTTCTGCTAGCCGGTGCAAATGACAAACCTGCTTGATGACATTCTGGCGCGGTTTAATGCGCTGCCAGCGGACAAGCAAAAAGAAATTGAGGCGCTTGCTGTAGAGGCTACCAAGAACAGGCTGTTTGTGCCTAATCCTGGTCCCCAGACTGAAGCGCTGTTTTGTCAAGCGGATGAATTGTTTTACGGTGGTTCTGCTGGCGGCGGCAAATCTGCCCTGCTGTGTGGCACGGCTGTCGATGATCACGACAAGGCGATTATCTTCCGGCGTGAGTATCCTCAAATCAAGGGCCTCGAAGATGAGGTTCAGCGTCTTGTTGGATCACGTGGCGGGTATAACGGGCAGGACAAGGTTTGGCGGTTGCCGAATGGCAATGTGCTTGAATTCGGTTCTGTGCCGCATGAACAGGATGTAGAGAAATATCAGGGCCGTCCTCATAGCCTGAAGGGCTTTGACGAGATTACCCATTTCAGCGAGGCCATGTATCGCTTTCTGATCGGGTGGGTGCGGTCCACAAGCCCAAAGCAACGTTGCCGCGTCATTGCTACCGGAAACCCTCCGACAACGCCTGAGGGGTTCTGGGTGGTCAAGTATTGGGGGCCGTGGCTTGATAAGTCGCATCCCAATCCGGCTAAGCCTGGTGAGTTGCGCTGGTATACGACAATTGATGGCAAGGATGTGGAGTGCGATGGGCCGGACGCTGTTGAAGTCAACGGCAAGATGGTCAAGCCTCGGTCAAGGACATTCATTCCGGCGCGTCTGGAAGACAATCCTGACTTGATGGCAACGGGCTATGCTTCAGTTTTGGAAGCTATGCCTGAGGAATTGCGCATTCGGATGCGTGATGGCCGGTTTGATGCTGACGTGAAGGACAATTCGTTTCAGGTCATTCCAACTGAATGGGTTCGTGCTGCGCAAGCAAGATGGACGCCACAAGCGCCTGCTGGCGTTGGAATGTCTGTCCTGAGCCATGACGTGGCATTGGGTGGCGGCGATGCCAATACATATGCTCGGCGTCACGGCCATTGGTACGATGAGGTTATCAGCGAAAAGCTGAAAGGAATGGTAGATCCGATTGATCTTGCTGCTCGTGACTTGTCACTGATGCGCAATGGTTGCCCTGTCGTGATTGATATGGGCGGCGGGTATGGTTCTGGCGTCTATTCACATCTGAAAAACAACGTCCAAAGCCTTACGCTTTATGGACACAACGGGGCCAACTCGAGCGCAAAGAAAGCGCGGGATGGCAAACTTGGATTTACAAACAAGCGGGCCGAAGTCTGGTGGAAGTTCCGAGAGGCGCTTGAACCAAACTTGGGTGAACCTGTTGCATTGCCTCCTGATCCTGAATTGCTGGCGGATTTGACTGCGCCAACTTGGAAACTAGGCAAGAACGGAATCCAGATTGAGGAAAAGGTTGCGATTAAAGCGCGGCTTGGGCGTTCACCGGACAAGGGTGATGCTGTCGTCAATGCTTGGGGATACGGCGAGGACAGTGTGTCTGCCCGTATTCGAACGCATAGCAATCCAAAAGGTCGCCCCGTTGTGAATTTGGGCCACCAACATATGAAAAGAAGGAAGGCCGGATAATGTCAGCATTGTTTGGATCAAAGCCAAAAGCACCCGATCCGGTGCGTATGCCTGTGCAGGATGACGCGGAAGCCCGCGCTGCTGCTGAGCGTCAACGTCGCTCCATTTTTACACGCAATGGTCGCGCGTCAACGGTGATGAGTCGTGGTGGTAGTGGTGAGGCTGGCACTCGTGCATATGGCAATTCACTGTTGGGTCAGGCCAACTGATGGATTCCCGCGCAAAAGAGCTGGTTTCCATTGGTTCGGGGTTATTCTCGAAAAAGCGCCAATGGGACTCGCTCTGCCAAGACATTGCCGAGAACTTCTACCCGATGCGGTCGGATTTCACGCGCGCGTTCACGCTTGGCGATAACTTTCAGACTGACATGATGGAATCCTATCCGGTTCTGGCACGTGAAACGCTAGGCAATGCGCCGTCTGCCATGCTTCGGCAAGGCGACTGGTTCGCTGTGCAGACTGGTTTGGAGGAACTGGATCAAGATCCTGCCAATGCCCGTTGGCTGGAATATGCCACAACGCATTTCAAGCGGTTGATTTATGATCGTCGGGCAAACTTTGTCCGTGCGACTGGTGAAGCTGATCATGACTATGTGTCATTCGGAAATGCGGTGCTATCGGTTGAGGAAAGCCCTGACCGCAAGCACTTCCTGTTCCGTGACTGGCACCCGAAGTCATGTGCCTGGATGGAAAATGCCGTTGGCCGGATAGATCATTTGCATCGTGACATGCCGATGTCGGCAAGAAATATCATGAAGCGTGGCAATTGGGCCAAGGTTGCACATCAGGATATCAAGAACGCGGCACAGAAAGACCCTGCCAAGGAATTCAAAATCCGGCATATCGTGCTGCCGTTCGATGAGATTTACGGTGATGACAAGGCCAAGCGCCGTCAATACCGCGATGCTGAGTATTGCAGCCTCTATGTTGACTGTGATCATGAAACCATTCTGAGCGAAGCGCCGCTGCCGGTGTTCAACTATGTGGTTCCTCGTTGGCGTACTGTGTCTGGCATGGCGCAAGGCTTTTCGCCTGCCACCATCAATGCACTGCCTGATGGCCGTATGCTTCAGTCGCTGGCCCGCATTATTCTTGAACAAGGCGAAAAGGCTGTTGATCCGGCGATTGTGGCACGTGGGGAAATCTTCCGCGATTCCGTCAATCTCTATGCTGGTGGCATGACCTATGTGGATATCGAAGGGGATATGCCGCTTCGGGACGCCATGCAGGAAGTTGGTACGTCGTCCAATAT